ATGAGTGACATGCAAACGATCGTCAGCGAGATATTGCGCGGGTATGCCCTGCACGAGTGGGGGACCCACGGTGTCGGGCACTGGGCCCGGGTCGCGGAGAACGGCCTGCGGATCGCCGAGGTCACCGGGGCCGACCGTGAGGTGGTGACGCTCTTCGCCCTCTTTCACGATTCGCGGCGGGTCAATGAGGACCGCGACCACGGTCACGGGCTGCGGGGAGGGGAGTTCGCGCGATCGTTGCGGGGCACGCTGATCGACCTGGACGACACCCGCTTCGACCTGCTCTTCGAGGCGTGCCGGCGCCACACTGACCGGCAAACGACCGGCGACCCGACGCTACTGGCGTGCTGGGACGCGGACCGACTCGACCTGGGCCGGGTGGGAATCACCCCTGAGCCCGGGCGTCTTTGCACCGATGCCGCCCGATGTTGGTTTCCGTGGGCCCACGCACGGGCTCAGGAGGACTTCCTGCCGGCCGACATACTGAAGTCATGGGGGCTTCAACCCCCGGTACGCTCCGGCTGGTGACTACGCGGGGTGCTCCCCGGTCCGGCGGCACTCATGGGGCGACGGCAGGGCGAACATGCGCGTCTCGGTGACGGGGTGTGCCGGAAGGAGGGATGGAGGCGGCGACCGCCTATGAAAGACATGTCAAATATAATGGCGAATCAATGACTTGGCATACTCAGTCTCAGAACGATACCACCAATAATACCCCCGGCCGTCTTGGAATTGCTCAGAGAGCCAGCCCCACTTGCCCCTTGGCGCCTTTGCTGGGCATCTGATCCCAAGTCCGCCCCTCGAGCGAACGGCCGGCGCTCTTCTTTCGAACGCCGCCCCACTGCTTGAAGAAGAACGGCACCTCAGCGGCCAGACACTGGTCCCGAATCCCCGTCACCCACTCGGCCTTCACGGGCCGAGCTCCCGGACCCGACTCTCCGCCGACGATCACCCAGTCGATCCCCGCGAGGTCCAGGTCAGGCAGGGGGCCAAGCAGCGGCTCCAGGGACAGGAACTTCACGAAGGCCCGGGACGCCCTCAGGTCATCGATCCGGCCCAGGCACTTGGCGTTCTCGACAGAGACCCCCATCCAGATGTGTTCGGCCCAGGGGAGAACTCCATCGAGATCCCGCAGCCTAGCGGAGCGCTTGGTCAGGATCTGGTACTGGTGCCAGTTGGCGCCGTTCATCGTGTCGAACACCCGCTGGATGAACGCGGTAGGCACAGCGTCATGGAACAGATCGCTCATGGAGTTCACGAAGAGCCGCTGGGGCGCCCTGAGCTTGGAGGGCATGTCCAGCGTGTGCTCGTGCATGGATACCTGAAAGCCTTGGGCGTAGTTCTGTTGCCCCATGGCCTTGAGCCGCTTGGCCATCCGCTCGGCGTAGCAGTTGGAGCACCCAGCGCTGATTTTGGTGCAGCCGGTTACGGGGTTCCAGGTGGACTCAGTCCACTCGATGCTTGATCCGATAGCCACCGGACATCCCTCCCGCCATGAACTTCTTGAAAATCGAGCGGGCGATCTTGGCCCCCGTCTGATTCGGCGATGCGAACATCAGGTAATATACTACTGCATTCTTGCTGTTTCGCATAGGCAGCGGATCAACGACGTAGTCGAATCCGGCGACTTCTCTCAGTCTGCTTGCGTATGCCTGGACAATCGTCTCATTTGATGCCTTCTCATCCATGTCCCCGAAAAGGCCTGGCGTTGACACTGTTGCCGCCTCCCTCCAGCTTCCATCGCCCCAGAACCGGTTCATGCGAGCGATCTGGGCCTCGTCGGGTTGCCCGCGGAGGGGATTCATGTTGGCGTCCATGATCGAGAAGTTCAGGAAGATCTCGATGCTCTTCATCTTCCCCGCAGTCTCCACCACCTCCCAGTTGGGATTCAACCCATAGGGGTCAAGTAGGCAAAGACCGCGCCGGTAGTCACTGTATGCGCACTTCGGGAATACGTTATTGAGCAGGACATCATTGCAGTCGCCTCGGTACACCGAAACGTCGGTGCGATCACCTGCGAGTTGCCTTAGGCGATCGGCCTTCCTTCCGTCCATGTCGATGAAATGGTAGTGAGAGAAGGGGCTCTGCAGCGCGATGAGCGGGCTACCTTCAATCTCTTCACCGGTTGACTTGGCAATATGAGTTCCTGCGCCCGCGAATCCATCGATGAACGCGTGGTGCCTGATGACCGATTGCCTTCGCAGGATCGCCGCATAGGCCGCAGAGTACTCCCGGATGATCTGGAGCTTGATCTCGGTCCAGTGCCCAACCTCGTCCAACCTCACGTCACGCATGCCGGGTTACTCCGTTCTCGCGTCATCTGAACTTTCATGCGGGGTCATGAAATCATCTCCAAACGCCTGGCTATCGCGCGGAAGTAGGCAAAGGCAGTAGCCTATCTCACCAATTTGGGCCAGCTTCTGACTCTGATAGAAGATTGCAGACAGAGGATACTTTTCAGTCAAATAGGTTGACAGGCTCTGACAGATTGCATGTCCGCCCTGTTCGCCAGTCACAGTCAACACAGATGTGAGTTCCTTATCCTCCGCAAATGCCACCAGGTCAAATGCAGTCACTTCCTGAGGCCTGACCCTGTAGAGCATGAGCGGACTATTATCTGGGACCTCAGCCTGTGCACAGGCCGTGCCACTTGCGAAGTAGAGACCCGACTGCCCATCAGTGTTAAACCTGCCGGCACGCATCGAGGCGCCGTATGGGTCCGTCGGGTAACGGTATGACACCCAGTCGCCATTGATCGCAATCTTCCTCGTGTACTGCATGACTGTGTCCGGATCCAGAATGTATTCCCAGTCGATCGCCATGATTCCCCCTCTCCTACTCCCCCTCCGCCGCGAAGAGCAGGCCCTGGTGACCGGGCCGGCTGCTACGCCTGTGGTTCCGCTGGGCATCCCGGTTCGGGGACAGTCGGACGGCCTCCCTTGGGCGCTCGCTTCTTTTTGGCCGAGCACTTCTTGATCTTGCACTGGACCTTCACGGCCTCGTCACCCTCGAGCACGTCCCGCTTGATGACCTCGGCCAGGAGGATCTTCTCGATCTCCTCGTTGCTGACCTTGTTCCCGGGAGCCAGGCTCTTCATCTCCTTGCGGATGGCATCGAGGACAGTCTTGGTCTGAAGGATGGCGCCAATCACGAACCGGTTGACGTTCTGCTGCCGTTCGTAAAACTCGTCGATGGCGGCCTTGTTGAGACCCTCCCGGCAGAGCAAGAAGAGCCGGCACTGTTCCTCCTGGCTCCGAGGATTCATGGCGAGGAGATCGAAGGTGCAGGCGAGCTCGTGGGAAATCGGCTGCTCGAACTTGATCCGGTAGATCTCCCAGATGATGCCGTTGGTCAGGACCACCCAAGGGATCCCCTCGTTGGCGCCGTAGTTGACCGCCTGGCGAAGGTGGTTGTCCTTCAGGTCCATGCCGATGGCCTTGACCTCGATGAGGTATTGGATCTTGCTGTTGACCTTCACCGCCAGGTCGCAGAAGGTCCCGCGGATGCACTGCTCGCTGGTCAGCTCGGTGTATTTATCGAACCCGAAAACGTGGGCGAGGATGTCCTTGATGATGGTGACCGTGTCGGTCTCATTGACGTCCCGGTCGCGGGCCGCTTGGAGAACTCGCTGGAATGCGGTCACCTCTCTTGCAAGACGGTCTGACACCTTCTTTGGGATCTTGAACATTCAGCCTCCTTTCACTGGCCAGATTCTTGGGTGATTTCCTTCCCCGCGGCCTTGGCCCGGCGCCACTCCCACGGCGGGATGGGATCCTTGTCGAACCACAGACCGCACTTGATCTCCCGGGCTTTCTGCTCGAGCTGCTTGAGCACCTGGTCCTCGGAGTACCGCCGGAACCACCAGGCGAAGCCGGCCCGGACGATCTCCTGGTTGAGGGACTTCCCGTCGGGCAGCAGGACATCTGCGACGGTCCTGCCGTACTTGTCCAGGCTGGTCTCCTTGACGGTGACCATCTGACCGAAGGCGGCCATGGCCGTCCACTGCTTCGCCTTCGTCCCAAATGCCTGCCCCTTCTCGGGAGAATCGACGCCATTCAGTCTGATGTCGATCTCCGTCTTCTCCCGAAGGACTACGATCGTGTCCCCATCCTTGATGCCGATCACCTCGGCCGGGAAGGTCTCGAAGATGACGGCGCCGGCGGGGGTGGCCAGGGTCATCGCGGACAGAAAGATGAACCAGACTATTGCCCTGCGAACCATCTATTGCTTCTCGTCCCAGCCGACGACGACACCATTGTCGAGAGTGACCCTGAGTTTGAACTTCTTTCCGCCAGCGGGGAAGTATTTCCAGGTGCTCTTCTTCTTGGTCTTCAGTACCTTCTCGTCGATATCGACGGGAGGCCCGAGAGAGTCCCGCAGTTGTTCTTCGGTCTCCCCTACCCAGATGGTGCGACTCAGGATCTTGTCGACGATGCTCTCGTCGTGGTACTTCTCGATGAGCGCTGCCTTGCGTTGTTCGGCCTCCGCCACTCTTCTCTCGGCTTGCCTGACAGCTTCCTCTTGCTTCTCTTTGCTGGTAGCCGATGTGTGCCAAAACCACGCACCTGCGACCAGAATCCCAAGCACAATTATTGGGATGATTCCGACAGACTTGATCAAGAAATAGCCGAGCGCGATGGGGATGCCGATGGCGGCCAGGATGATGAACAGGCCGATCTCGGCTTTGGTTGATCTTCGCGTTCTTCTCGCCATCAGCATCCCCTCCATGACCAGATCATGCGGCCGACGCCAATTTCTGTCTCATTCTTCTTCCTCGACAGGCACCTGCGCCGGCACCCCGGCGGATTGGATTGGCTTCAATCAAGGCTCCTGGTTGAGCGCCTTCTTGGCGGCCAGGTACTTCGAGAACAGGGCCTCACGTTCATCGCACGCCGAGCATTTGATTCCAGCGAGCGAATCTCCCTTGCAGTCAGGACACGACCGCCGGCGATCGGTCGGCATCAAGGGGACCAGCTTCTTGAGCGAAGATCGATTCTCGTCAGTCAAGGAGCAGAGGAACTTCTCAGCCGATGCCGGATCAGCCGGGGGTTGCTCAATTCTTGGCGGGTCAGGAGTCTTCTCTATCGCTGGGAGATCCCGGCCGCAGAACCGGCAGACCTTCGCCTCGGCCTTTATGGTTTCGGCACAGAAGGGGCAGGTCTTGGAATCAGGCTTCGGCTGGCACCAATCTCCTGGGCGCTGATGGGTCGGGGCGGTATTGCCTTTCGGCGTGTGGACGGCTGCCTGACACTTCGGGCAGCGCGTTGCTTCAGGGCTGATCTTCTCGCGGCAATAAGGGCAGATTACCCGGTCGCCGCTGCTGAGTGCCGTGATGAGCCAGCCAATTGGACCGAGCAACATTCCGATCAGGCAACCGCCGGTCCCCTCTCCCTTACCTTTGCCGATCATATAGCCAATGAGTCCCATGATGGGCGCCCCGATGATGAAATACCCGATCAGTTCTGCCACATTGCCCTCCCTCTACCACTCCCTCCAGGACCAAATGACCCTTCTAGTAGGCCTTCGATATCCAACACCTCATGGATTCAAAGTCGGCGCCATTCAACTCGACCGGTATCTCCAGGGTCCCCTTGAAACCGGGAACAATCGGACCATATTCGTGACTGAAAAAGCCTCGGAAGTTCGTGCCGATCTTCTGTTCTTCCTTGCCCATGGCGTCGCACTGGATGGTGACACCGCCGGCAAATGAATTGGCTGATGAGTTTTCGTACGATACGAGGGCGTATCCGTAGTCGATCTTGGCGTCCTCCCATACTCTCTCGACCTTGATTTCCCCCTTCTCTTGTAGCTCTCTCGCCTTCTTCCCAGCGGCCAGGTCTGCATCAACCCTGGCCAGCAGCTCGTCGGTCTCACGGATCAACTTGTTGTGACGGTATTGCCAGTAGATCCTTCTGCCGTATGTCCAACCTGCCAATCCGACAACCAGAACAATCACCAGCCCAACGATGAATCCTCGGCGCACCGAAGGGACTGGCGGTTTAGGTGGCGGTTCAGGCTTTGCCCCGCAGTTTGGGCAAGCCACCGCTTCAGTCGAAACATCTTTTCCGCACTCGCGGCATTTGATGAGCGCCATGACCCCTCCTATCAGACCTTCGTCGTGATCCGGGTGATCCGGTAGGCAACGAACGTCTCCCCGGCTGGCACGATTATGCTCTGGTAATCCGGGTTGATCGGCCGCAGTTCTACGCTCCCGTCGTCCCTCTTGAAGAACTTCTTCACCGTGACCCCGTTGTCGCGGTGCCGTGCAAAGACGATATCCCCGTTGTTGACCGCCTGCCCGGGCTCGACCAGGAGGAGGTCGCCGGGTTCGACACGACGGGACTTGGAGTAGGGGCCGGTCATTGAGTCCCCTTCGGCCACAACGAAGAAGGCATGAGGATCATCTGTCCGCATGGGCTCGTATCCATGGGCCACGCCGACGGGGTAATCGAGGTCGGTGGCGTCCTTCCAGTTTCCGCAGGCCGCAACGTTGATGACCGGTACCTGGCGGATGCCGGAAGACTCTTCAGGGACTTTGCCATGCAGGAGCCATCGTGAATCGACATTGAGTGCCGTGGCCAGTCGTTCGAGCTGGTCTTGATCAGGCCGGCGGCCGTTCAGGTAGTACTGGATCAAGCGTTCGGAAATGCCTGTCGCCTGGGCCAAGCGGCGTTTGTCGCCTCGGTTGGAAAGTAGACCGCGTAGCCTGTCTGAAAAGGCCTTCCCTTCAGGCTCCTTCAAGAAAGAGAACCTCCGTTCACTTTTCTATTGACATGATGGAACGCGCGTTCTATATTCCTTCCCGTAAGTGATTCTATCACGGAGGGAGGGGTGAGCAAATGGCGAAGAGGGCCGAGGCGCCGACCGCATTTCAGATCCGCATCCGCATGATCGAACTGGGCCTGACCCAAAGGGCTATCGCGGAGAAGCTTGGGGTCACCCGGGAGATGGTCAACCAGGTGATGCGCGGTCGCACGAAGTCAGCCCGAGTCGCCGCCGGTGTGGCGGAGGCGCTCGGGTATCCGGTCGAGGTTCTTTTTCCGAACGAAAGGAGGGTGGCGTGAGCCTGGAGAAGAAAGTGGCCGCCGGATGTTCGAGCATCGCGGCGGCCTGGGCAAAGCAGCGGTTCAACTGAAAGGATGGTAGCCATGCACGTCGGTTCTGTCAATGGGGATACGGCCGCTGGCCGCGTCTACCGATTCCTGCTCAAGCACTACCCACACAAGGTATCCGGCTGGGAGCTGACGCTGGGCGCCAGCGTGACCGCTCCAGCAACCCGGGTCAGCGAAGTCCGGAAACAGCTTCCCAAGGGCCAGCAGATCGAGACGATCAACGAAGGCCGGAAGTTCTGGTATCGGCTGGTCATCCATGACCCGAGCCTAACGGTGGCCGTCTAGGGCGTCCATGAGGAATCACGAGGAGGATGCTAACGTGACACTCACCGACGTCATTCACGCCACCATCCACAGGCACCCGAAGAAGTCGCTCCGCTGGATCGCCGAAGAAATCGGCATGGCCCCGTCCTACCTGGGCCGTGCCGGTCTGCCGTCAGACGCAGACGATCAGGCGGGGTGCAATTTCCCGCTCAAGAAGCTCGTCCCCCTCATCCGTGCCACCGGGGATTTCGGCATCCTCGACTGGATAGAGGGCTCGGTCGGCAGGGTGGCGATTCCGCTCCCCGCTCCGGGGGCCGGATCGGACGTGATCTACCAGAAGCTGGTCCACGTCGTGGCCGAGTTCGGGGACATGACCCGGGCCACCGGCGAGGCACTGAAGGACGGCCGGGTCAGCCGGCGGGAGTACGACGAAATCAGAACCCAAACCATGGAGCAAATCCGAGCCTCGCTGGCTCTGCTTGCCCAGCTCGAGGAGGTGGCCAAGTGAAGGAGTTCTTCAAGATCACGTGCAGCATCCTGCTCACCGCGGCCATCGTGACGGGCGCGGTCACCTTCGTAGCCAAGTACTTCGATGACCAGGCGTTCCGTCTGGAGGTCAAGCGGCAGTACGAGGACAAGCAGACCGAAACCATGCTGGCCTTCGAGCGGGCGCTATCCAGGTTCGCCCTGGACCAGACCGTGGTGAAGAATCCCTGGGACCTGGAGTATGCCCTCGACCGGACACCCGTTTCTGGAATCAAGGGGGCCTACGTCTACACCCTCAGGTTTGCCGACCGAAGTGCCGTGCAGGAGGCGATGAACCGATGAATGGATTCCTGCGTCTGCCTGCCGTCCTGGCGCTCTACCCCGTGTCGGCCGCCACCTGGTGGCGCGGGGTGAAGTCAGGGCGTTTCCCAAAGCCGGTGAAGCTCGGTCCGAACAGCACCGCCTGGAAGGCCGAGGACATCGCCGAGTTGATCGAGCGGGTAGGGAAGGGGAGGGCGGCATGACCCCCGACACCTGCCCGAACTGCGGCCGAGAGGTCGACTCCAACGCCCTGCACTGCCCGCACTGCGGGGCATCAACCACCAGCATCGTCAAGGAGAGAACATGAGACCCACACGCATCAAAGGACTGAGCGACCGACGCCGGCTCCCCCGGCTCGGCAAGATCCACCTGGGGGTGAAGGATCCCCAGCGCGGTTTCCCCAAGAAGACCGACTACTTCGTCTGCCCTCCCGAGGTTCAGGCCGTCTACGGCGCCACGCCGCGCGACCTCGATGTCATCCTGCCCGTCGACGATCCCGAGCAGATCTTCCCCCAGGCCTACAAGTGCTACCGGGCCGGGGTCGGCTTGTGGTGCACCGGCGACGGCGAGACCGGCTGGCGCGTCGGCAAGGACAAGGACGGCTCCGAGCTGATGGAGGAGGTCGAGTGCCCCTGCGAGCTCGTAGACCAGAAGAAGTGCAAGCAGATGGGCAACCTCATGGTCATCCTTCCCCGGGTGAGCCTGGGGGGCGTCTACCAGATCGACACCGGGTCGATCAACAGCATCACCGACATCAACTCCGGGCTCGACTTCATCCGGGACCGCGCCGGCCGCCTCAACAACGTGCCGTGCATCCTCACCCTGCGCCCACGGGAGACCACGGTGGAGGGCAAGAAGTCGGTGATCTACACGATGAACCTGGTCCTGGCCAACTTCGAGACAATAAAGCGGTTGCAGGGGCAGATGACGGAGATCCGCCAGCTGCTCGGCGGGGACGTGTCCCCCCGCGTTGCGCTGCCGGCCCCGTCGGTCGAGACGGACCTGATCCCGGCCGACGTCGTCCAGGTGATCGACCACGAGGAGGCTGAGGAAGCCCCGCCCGCCCCGGCGGACGACTTCACCCCGCCGGGCAGAAGGGCCAGCCGGCCAGCGCCGGCCCCGGCCGCCCGGGTGACCACGGTCGAAACTGCACCGGAGGCCCCGGCCGTCAAGGCGCAGACCGTCGAGGAGGTCATGGAGCTTTGGGACTGCGGCCGCAAGGAGGCCGAGGACATGATCGCCGCCGAGGCGCGGCGTGCCCAGCAGGCCAATCCGGCCGTCCGGGTGGGCGCGGTCAACGTGCCGCGCCCGGCCATGACGCCCACCCCCAAGCCGGCGCAGCGTCCCGCGCTTGAATCATTCTAGGAGAACGCCATGACGAAAATCAAGGAAGCACCCCTGACCGAAACCATCCACGGCAAGAAGATCGACGCCGCACGAGTCTATGTCATCGTGAGATACAACAGGGACGGCAAGACCACCGAGGTTGAAGTGGTGGCCAAGAAGGGTTTCTATCTTGAGAACGGCCGCCAGCGCCGCCGGTCCCGCACCCTGATCTTCAGGCGAGGGGAGGTCGTCTAATGGCCTTCCCCGTTTCCTACTCGCGCATCGAAGCCTTCGACTGCCCCTACCGCGGGCAGCAGCTCTACGTCAAGAACCGCAAGGAGCCCGAGACCATCCCCCTCCTGCGCGGCCAGCTCGGCCACCAGATCCTCGCCGAGTACACCGACCACTGCGTCAGCGCCGGCTTGGCCAGCGACCACGCCGCGTTCCCGGGCATCTTCCGGGCCAACTGGGAGAAGGGCAAGCTCCCGGGCGAGGAGATGGACGCGCTCAAGATCGCCTGCGCCAACGCGATCGAGGGCATGATCGTCGGGCCGAACACGCGCTCCGAGATGAAGATCGCCGTCAATGCCGCGTGGCAACAGGTCGACTTCTTCAAGGGCAAGGACATCATGCTCCGGGGCGTAATCGACAGGATCGACGTCAACGACGACGGCGCCGGCGTGATCACCGACTACACGTTCGGCTGGGGGCCGGCCGCCGAGAAGGCACTGCAGCTCAAGATCTACGCGGCCATCGCCAACGTGCTCTTCCCGGACGTCCCCGAATGGAGGCCCCGGGTTTACAACGCTCAGAACAGGACCGAACGCAAAGACTTTGTCATCACCACCGACGACCTGCCGCGCATCCGCCGGGACATCGAGTCCGATATCCGCCGGGTGTGGACGCTGGCCGAGGCGAAGAAGCCGGCCGCCATCCCGGGGGACCACTGCGGGGTCTGCGGCTTCAGCAGCGAGTGCCCGGCCAAGGACATAGTCGTCGACGCGATCGGCAACCGGGAGCAGGCCGAGGCCGCCCTGGCCAAGCTGATCGTCCTGGACCGGGAGACGTCCAGGATCAAGGCCATGCTCAAGCCCTTCTGCAACGCCTCCGGGCCGGTCGAGACGGGCGGCATGATCATCGGCCACCTGCCGAAAAGCACCAAGGTCTACGACAAGATTGCGGTCGTCGATGCCGCCATTGATAAGAACCTTGGCCAGTGGGACTTCTTCAACGTGAACAGCAAAGCCACGGGCTTCAAGAGCCTCGGCATCGAACCCATCGAAATCAAGCCGGGCGTCCAGTTCAAGATGAAGAAGGCCGGCGCCCAGGAAGAAGAGGAATAGCATGAGACTGACCAACCTGAAGATCGAGCGGTTCCGCTGCCATGAGGGAACCGAGTTCCGCTTCGCCCCGGGGGGGAACATCCTCTTCGGCCAGAACTTCGTCGGGAAGTCGAGCGTCCTGGACGCGATCCAGTTCCGCCTCACCGGCGTCTGCCGGGGGACCGACGAGGCCGGCCGGGGCGCCAAGTCCCTGACGGCCGACGGATCCCCCCCGCGGGTCGACCTCGAGTTCGAGCACTCCGGCACCATGCCGGCCAAGGCCATCCTGGCCGCCGTGCTCACCCCGGCCCGGTTCCTCGAGCTGGCGCCGGCCAAGCAGCAGGAGATTGTGATGGGCCTCTCCGGCGGCTTCCCCGAGAACCGCTGGAACATCAGGTCCCTCGAAGACCTGAAGAGCCGGCACAAGGAGGCCGTCGAGAAGCGCCGCGAGATCAAGCGGACCATGACCAACACCACCCCCGAGCCGTCCGTGGCCGAAGTCGACCCGGCCGAGCTCGAGGCGGCCGAGTCCCGGCTGCAGGATCTGCGGCGTCACCGGGACGAGCTGCTCAAGGCGATCGCCGCGGCCGAGGCCGGCGGCCCCGTCGTCGACGTCGAGAAGCTCAAGAGCGAGTATCGCGAGCTCGAGTCGGACATCGACGCGGACGCTGAAATCCACGGCCGGGACATCAAGGCAAAGGCAGCCGCGGCCAGGAAGAACGTCAAGGGGCTGGAGCGGAAGCTGCAGACCGCCACGAACGCCAAGGCCGACGTCGAGAAGAAGGCGGCCGAGCACCGGGCGAACCTGGTTGAGCTCGACCGCATCCTGACCAAGCTCGACGGGGCGATCGAAGGCGTCCAGAAGCTCGGCTCCGGGGAGTGCTGCCTGGCGCCGGTGCCGTGCTCAATCACCGACCTGCAGCGGGGCACGATCCTGGCCGAGTACACGACCGACCGGAAGGCCCTGGTTGCCAAGCTGGCCGAGGTGAAGAAGGAAGCCGCCGCCGCGGCCCGGGCCGTCGAGATGCTGAACATCGGCAGGATCGAGGCGGACCTGAAGCGCGAGCAGGAATCGCTCGCCAAGATCGAGGCCGCCCCAGAGCCGCCGTCGCTCTCCGGGAAGCGGGCCCGGCTCCAGGACATCGGGCGGCAACTGCTCGCCGCCAAGGCCGCGCCGGCCGCCCCCGTCGTCGACCTGACCGCCGCCCGGGAGGAGCTCGCCACGATCGACGGTCGGATCGCCCGGGGTGCCGAGGTAATCAAGGCGGCAGGGGAGGCCAAGGTGGTCTGGTCAGCCTACCGGGCACACCAGGACGAGCAGGCCAAGGCCGAGAAGAGGCTCGCAGAACTCGAGGCCGAGGTCGCGTCCTTCGCTCCTGACGGGGACCTGGCCGTCCAGGCGCAGCAGCAGGCGCAGGGTGGCCTGGACGAGATCGTAGCCACGGTCATGGACGCCTTCGGCTTCGACCTGCAGATCGGCACGGCTCCCTGGTCGATCACGGCACGCGGCCGCGACCCGGAGCTGCTGTCGGACTCCGAGCGGATCATGGCCAGCGTCGCCATCCAGTATGCCCTGGCCAAGCTGACCGGCGTCAACGTCGTGCTGGTCGACCGGCTCGAGGCGATGGACCGCATCCACCGCGCCGCGCTGATCAGGATCATCAAGCACGACCAGGAGACGCAGTGGATCATGGCATTCACGGTGCCCGACGAAGGCTACGTGCCCCCGGAGATCCCCGGCATCACCTGGATTCCGGTCGGCGTGCCGGCCATGGCGGAGGTGGCGTGACCCATGGAGAAACTGCGGAAAGGATACTGCGGAGACTGTCTGGCTTTCGACCCGATGTTCTATGGCGGTCCTGGAAATATGGCTGCATGCAAGAGACACACGCGGGTTGATCGCCCCAATCCATATCCGCTGGTGAGCCCACAAGGTTCAGGCTGGTGTCTGGAGTTCGTTCCAATTCCGAAACCCAGAAACAGAAGACGGAAGTGATGACCCCAACACCCCCGCCGGCGGGATGGGCCCGGCGCCTATCGTCTCTGCACCCGGATCGAGAGGCACCGGCGGGGTTTCTCTGCACCTGCGGCCACCTCTACCGCGATGACCACAACGCCATCGGCCAGTGCCGGGCGATGGCCAGCGACGGCAAGATGTGCAAGTGCCAAAGAGCCACACGAATTGAGCCACGTTGTGGGTTGGCCAGCCCTATTCTCGTCAATACGGATCCGCACAGTGGGAGCGAAGTTCGGAAATGACCGGCTACGCCATCGTCGTCACCGTCAAGACCTGGGACCCGGACGGGGGGACCTGCTCGGGGCTCCTCCTGGACGATGGCGGCCTCGGGACCCCCACCGTCTACCCAACCGCCGAGGAGGCCGCGGCCGCCCTCGAGCACGTCAGGGCCATCTTCGGCCCGCAGCTCGTCGATCACCAGGTGTTCCCCTGTCAATTCCAAGCGATCAACGGAGGTAGTCTATGAGCGTCATCATCAGCATCCCCGGGGTGCCGGTCGCCAAGGCACGCGCACGATTCGCGCGGGCTGGACGCTTCACCCGCACCTATGACCCGCAACAGCAGACCACCGACTGGGCCAGGCTCTCCGACGGCTTCGCCAAGGCCAAGGACGAGCTCGGCGGATACATCGACGGACCGGTGGCGATCGACGCCGTGTTCGTTTTCCCGATCCCGGGCTCCTGGAGCCGCAAGAAGAAGGCTGCGGCCGAGGCCGGCTTGATGCCGCACGATATCCGCCCGGACATCGACAACCTGCTCAAGACGGTCATGGACCTCGGAAACGTCTACCTCTGGCGGGACGACAAGATCGTGGCCAGGGTGACCGCCCGCAAGGTCTACGGAACCGACCCCAAGACATCCCTCCTCATCAGCCGCCTCGGAGAGGGGGTGTGACGCATGGCCTCGACCACCGATATCCGCCTGGACATCACGATCTTCTCCAACCCGAAGGTCCTCCGCCTCCAGAAGAGACTCGGCAGCGATGGAGTTGTCGCCCTGATCCGCCTCTGGTGCTACACGGGCGCCAGCAAGCCGGACGGTGACCTCGGAACCGACGTCGAGACCATCGAGGTTGCCGCCGGCTGGACCGGGGAGGACGGGAAGCTGGTCGATACCCTCGCCTCGCTCAAGCTCCTGGACGTTGGGGACGACGGCTCCTTCCTCGTCCACGGGTGGGACGAGAACCAGCCCTACATCGCCGATGCGCCGAGTCGTTCCGAACAGGCGCGAAAGGCAGCACTTGCCCGCCACGAAAGGAAAAGCAAATCAAAGGCTTCTGCTCGCAGCATGCCGCCGGCAAACAAGCAGCATGCTCCGGCTGTGCCCCCTCCTTCCCTCCCTCCTACCCTCCTACCTACCATCCCTCCCCCCCCTACCCCCCAGGCGTCACCCGCCCGCCAGCGCGAGGACCGGCCCATGTCCCAGGCGGTCGGCGACGTCCTCGAGCGCATCAAGGCCAAGCTGCCAGCCGAGCTCGATAACGGCGAACAGCCAACAGCAGGGGGGGAGGGTGCACATGCACCCACCAGCAACGGCAACGGCGGGAACGGCAACGGCGCCCGGGGAGAACCGGACAAGCTCACCGCCTCGCGCATCGCCGGGCTGCAGAACCTGTCGAAGTTCGTGCTCCAGAAGATCCTCGACGAGCACTGGCCGCTGATCAAGAGCCTCCGGGTGCGCGTCAACGGCTCGGGGGATATCCCCATCGCCACGGCCTACGACCGCTGGCGAGATACCGGCAGCCACGCCTACCGCGACGCCTTGATCATGGCCTTCGTGACCACCGTGCCGCCCGCGCCACAGGCCGCAGCAGCAGGGAGGGGGTGATCGCATGGCAGCCGCGAAGCCCAAGCACGACCACGACAAGGTTCCAGTGCCGAAGCGCCTGATGCTCCTGCCCATCGTCGACGAGATCTCCGCCGAGATCGACGACCAGGCCAGGCCGAAGAGGACTCCCAAGAAGCCGAAGGAGGGCAAATGACGACGGTTTCAGACCAGGTGGAGGGGACGACCAGGATGAACGTAGCCGAGGCGGCGGTCTTCTTCCGCAAGTCCGACCGCACCATCCTCCGGTGGATCGCCGAGGGGAGAATTGTCGCCAGAAAGGACCCCGGCGGTCACGAGTGGTGGGTCTTCGTCGAAATGAACATGACAAGACATGACAACTCATGACAAGACCTGCCAAGACGACGTAGAAACCGGGGTGCCTCGCGCCTCACCATAGGCGCATGGCAAGGAACGCGACGAAAAAGACCACCGCTGAAGTCACCACACCTACCTCTCCCTTCCCCACGCACCAGGTCAAAAAGATCAATCTCACGCGCGTGAACCCGGCCCCCTACAACCCCCGGCTCGACCTGCAGCCCGGGGACGCCGCCTACAACGCCCTGCGCCGATCGCTCCAGGAGTTCGGCCTGGTCGAGCCCCTGGTGTTCAACGAAGCCACGGGGAACCTGGTCGGTGGTCACCAGCGCCTGAAGGTCCTCCTCGAGCAGGGAGTCACCGAAGCCGACGCCGTGATCGTCAGCCTGGACGACGCCCGGGAGAAAGCCTTGAACGTCGCCCTGAACAAGATCAACGGCGACTGGGACCTGCCGAAGCTGGCCGACCTGCTCGAGGAGTTGAAGCTCTCGCCGATCGGCTGCGAGCTGACCGGGTTCGACCAGCGGGAGATCGACGAGATCCTGGTCAAGTTCCAGGACGTGACCCCGGGCGACACGGACCCGGACGAGGTTCCCGGAGTGCCGGCGGAGGCGACGACCCAGCAGGGTGACATCTGGCTGCTGGGCACGCACCGCCTCATGTGCGGCGACGCCACGGATGCCGACCAGGTGAAGGCGCTGCTCGACGGCCAGATGGCCGACGTGACCTTCACGGACCCACCCTACAACGTCGATTACGACCGCGGCCGGAAGATCCTCAACGACAATCTGGGCACCGACTTCGAAGTCTTCCTGGCGGCGGCCTGCCGCAACATCCTCGAAGCTACCAAGGGCGCGATCTACGTCTGCATGTCCTCGAGCGAGCTGCACACCCTGCAGCGGGCCTTCACCCAGGCCGGCGGCCACTGGTCGACGTTCATCATCTGGGCCAAGAACACCTTCACCCTCGGCCGGGCCGACTACCAGCGGCAGTATGAACCGATCCTCTACGGTTGGAGGGAGGGCGGCGAGCACTTCTGGTGCGGGGATCGCAACCAGGGCGACGTCTGGGCCATCAACAAGCCCATCGTCAACGACCTTCACCCGACCATGAAGCCCACGGAGCTTGTCATCCGGGCGCTGCGCAACAGCAGTCCCCCCGGCGCCGCGGTCCTCGACCTCTTCGGCGGCTCCGGCTCGACCATGATCGCCGCCGAGCAGACCGGCCGCCGGGCCTTCCTCATGGAACTCGACCCGCTCTACTGCGACGTGATCGTGACCCGCTGGGAGAACTTCACCGGCAAGAAGGCGGTGCGGACATGAGCCGCCTGAGCAAGGAGCTCATCGACAAGGCCTGCTCGGTGATCAAGTCAGGCTGCACGCAACGGACGGCCGCCGAGTACATCGGCGTCTCCGAGGAATGCCTCTCCAGGTGGAAGACGAAGAACGCCTGGGTGCGGTCGAAGATCGACAAGGCCCAGGCCGGCACGAAGGTGGCCATGGTCAACATGATCGCCGAGGCCGGGAAACTCGACTGGAAGGCCATCGCCTGGATCCTCGAGCGGAACTTCCCCGACGACTTCGCCCTGAAACAGAAGCTCGAACACTCTGGTGCTGGCGGCGGACCGATCCAGATGACGTTCATCTCCGGCCTGCCGCGCCGCGGGGAAGCCGTTGAATGAGGCCGCGCGCATGGATACTCGCCGTGGCGATGGTGCTGGCCATGTCTGATGCCGCAGGCGCCGTCCAGGTGGTGAACCTGGCCGACACCTACAAGCCCACCGCCGACGGCATCAGGTTCCACGCCAACCCCAAGACGTTCATCGGTCTTGGCGGGGAGAAGGGCGGCGGAAAGACCTGGGCTGCTCTGGCCGAGCTGCTCAGCCTCTGCATGGAGTTCCCGGGCAACCGGGTCATGGTCTTCAGGCAGAAGCTTGAGACCCTGCAGACGACCACGCTCAACACCTTCTGGCGGGTGTGCCCGCCCAGCCTGATCGCCGAGCACGTCGCCAGCGCGAAGGTGGTCCGACTCGTCAATGGAAGCGAGGTCCTCTACCGCGGCCTGAGCGGCAACGTGCTGTCCAGCGAGCCGGCCATCCAGCATTACCTGGACGACCTCAAGAGCCTCGAGCTGGGGGCGTTCTACATCAACGAGGCCAGTCAGACCCGCAAGGAGTTCTGGGACACGCTGAAGCAGACGCTCCGATGGGTGCCCCAAGGAATCGACCCGCACAAGATGTTCTGGCGAGGCCTCGCCGACAGCAACCCCGAGCCGGGGTGGTTCCACAAGACCTTCGTCCGGGAGATCCCCGGCGACCACGACTTCGTTCACTTCCACGCGAGGAACAACGCCGGCAACCTGGCCCCGGGCTACTACGACCGATTCTCCGACATGCCGGAGAGCTGGCGGAAGCGGTATGTCGAGGGACGCTGGGAGTTCAACCAGGAGGGTGACTGCTGGGTCTACCCCTACGACCTGGTCATGGAGGCCATGCAGCGTGAGCTGCCGCCGGCCGGCGAGCCGAAGGAATACGGCCTTGATCCGGCCGGCCAGGGCGCCGACGAGGCCGTTCTCGTGCTGCTCGATCCCCCGGTGTTCTCCCTCTGGGCGTGGGCCAAGACCACCGGCCCCCAGCTGCGGAGCAACGTGCTCGGGGTGATGGACCAGCACGGCCGAGCCCTGCTCAAGTACGACGCCGGCGGCCTGGGAGCGCCCAACGGAGAGTTCATCAAGGACGCCGGGGTAAGGGTCAAGGCGGTCAGCACGAAGAGAACCACCTTCAAGCCGGAGAGGTTCGCCGACTACCGCTCGGAGATGTTCTGGGCGCTTCGGGATCGGCTCGAATCGAAACGGGCCGTGCTGCCCGACGATGACCGGCTCCGTGAGCAGATGGTTGCGCTCCGATGGGCGCCCGACTCCAACGGCCGCATCAAGGTCGAGGAGAAGGCAGACTACAAGAAGCGGATGGGCATGTCCCCTGACCGGATGGAGGCGGTGGTCTACGCCAACTGGAAGGAACCGGTCGGATCATGGCGGCAGGGGACCTACTGAGATGGAACGCCCCCTCTTCGAGTCGATGACCGGGAAGCTGGTCGAGCAGTCCAAGAAGGACAAGGACGCCGTCGCCACCACCGACCAGAAGCGCATCGACGATACCCGAAAGGTCATCCGCTACCACGACGACATCGACTACCAGATCGAGGACCTGACCGAGACCTACAAGCCGTTGTACGAGGATCCCGATGACGACTCATCGCTGAAGGCGTGGAAGGCCCGGCCGAAGTCGGCCTACAACCTCGTCCGGATGGTGACCCGGATCATCTGCTCGCTCTACAAGGACCGGGTGGTCCGCAGGTTCAAAGACGAGGCGGCAAAGGCTGCCTGGAAGAATCTGCGGATCAACGGCTACATGCAGCTCGTCGACCGCTACACCTTTCTGAGCGATTTGGTGGGCGTTCGGCCGATGGTCCTCGACGGCCGGCGGACGTTCGCCATCTATACCGGCGACATGATCGACTTCACCCCGCACCCGACGGACCCGACGAAGATCTACGAGGCGGTGGTGTCCTTCCCGATCGGCACGGGGAAGCGGCGGGTCGTGAAGCAGTACTGGAGCAATCCAGTCGATGGCCTCCCCTCGGAGTTCTGCGAAACGATCGACGACGAGCTGCAGGGATCCGTGCAGCCGAACAAGTACGACGAGATCCCCATCTTCTTCTTCCGCAACGGCCTCGACCCCTGGTCGTTCGCCGGCAAGCCGGCCACTAACCTCGTCCTGGCCAACCGGATCCTGAACAAGCACATGACCGACCTGGACTGGACGGTGGCCTTCCAGACTGCCGGCACCTTCGTGATGGACGACGACGCCGGCACCATCAAGCCGAAGATCGGCGCGAACAGGATCCTCCGGAAGCCCACGGGCGCCGAGGCCTACTTCACGCAGCCGAACGCCGACATCCCAGGAGCCCTTGCCCTGATCCAACGGGACATCGACCTCTTCCTCGCTTCCGTCGGGATTCCCGAGGGGTCGGTCTTCGTCACCCAGACCTCCGGGTCCGGCGTGGCCATCGTCGCCGAGCAGGACTCGCTCCGTACGGTCCGGGACGAGCGGATTGGAACCCTGGGCCCCCAGGAGGCCGAGTTCATCGTCTTCGCCGAGCGGATCTTCCGTAAGGACGAGGGCACCTGGCGCGGGACCGACATCGAACCGCCGACGACCAGCTACAAGCGCCTACACCGCCCCATGGCCGCCGATGAGCGGGCCGAGGTTGACTGGATGGTCGATACGAACCAGACGACCTACGCCGACGTCATGGCCGGCCGCTTGGACATCAGCGTCGAGGAGGCCATCGAGCAGATCAAGGAGAACCGGCGCCTGAACAACGAACTCAAGTTGCCGGCCGCCGCGGGGAACGAGGAGGGCGGCAATGTATAAGCTCCCCGAAGAAGCCGCCTCTCAGGCGTTTCTTGACGCGCTTGCTCTGGCGCTCGCCGAGATTCGAGCGCTGGTCAAGGAGCTCGCCATTGGCCTCGACCTGACCGATCCGGCGGACAGGGCCCGACTCGACAGGAAGGTGCGGGCGGCCGTCGAGAGGCTGGCGGGTGGCATCGTCGACGGCGAGTTCGGCAAGGTCCTCCGGGGGGCGATGACTGAGGCAGCCGCGGCAGCTGGTGCTGCCGGCGGAACCGCCATCCTGAGCAAGTCATTCACGATCATCGACGAGAAGCTGGTCACGCTCACGCTGCAGAACACCATGGTCGAGATCCGGAACCTCCTGGACGAGATGGTGCCCGTGGTCAACCGGGTCGTCTCCCAGGCGGCGTCGGCCGGGAAATCAGTTCGGTGGATCGCCGATCAGCTCAAAGCCAAGGTGAAGCTCGCTGACGGCTCGGCCATCTCGCCGGCGCGGGCCGCCCTCATCGCCAGGAGCGAGCTGCACTCGACCTACCGGCAGATCAGCAAGGCTCAGGCCGACCGCCTGGGAATCAAGCACTTCGTCATGCAGGGCCCGGACGACCACAGGAATGAGCCCGTGTGCGACCACTTCATCGGCAAGGTTCTCTCGGCGGAGGACTGGCTGAAGGTGGCCGAAACGGTCTTCACGTATGGGTTGCACTACGGCTGCCGGCATTCGTGGACGCCGGTGCCGTTCCCGACGGAATCAGAACTCGCCGAGGGCCGGAAGGCGCTCGCATCGTGGTAACGCACAGCGCCGGTGGAAGCCGGGCAAACGGGAGGAGATGTCATGTTCACGCCTGAGAAGTGGGCCGAGCTCCAGAAAGCGGAAGCTCTCAAGAGCGGAAAGACTGCTGAGGAAGCGGAAGCGATCGCAGTCCAGGCCAAGACGGACGCCGAAGCGAAGCTGAAGGACCCCCTCTACCTCTTCCACACCGAAGAGTCGAAGCGGGCCTTCGCCGAGCGGGACGCCGCGACCGGGAAGATCAAGGAGTACGACCAGATGAAGGCCCGGCTCAAGGAGCTGGAGGAGAAGGACATGCCGGAAGCCGAGCGGATCAAGAAGCGGCTGGCCGAGCTCGAACCGTTCGAGGCGGAAGCCAGGGCGGCCAGGGAGACCTTCACCACCATGCTCGCCGATGCGGTCAAGGAATTGACCGAGGAGCAGAAGGGCCTCATCCCCGACGGGACTCCGGCCGAGCAGTACCGCTGGGTGCTCAAAGCAAAGGCGGCCGGCTTCGGCAAGAAGGAAACGCCGAACTCCCAGGGCGCGACCCTTCCGGGCGGCGGCGCTCCGGGCAACACCATCAAGCGCTCGGAGCTCGCCAAGCTCAGGGGCGTCGAGATGGACCAGACGCGGGCGGACATCAGGGCAGGCAAGAAGAAAGTCATCGACGGATAACAGAAGGAGACGACCGTGAGCAACGAACTGCAGCCTTTCGTGGATTACATCACCCAGGCCGGTGCCGAGCGGGCCAGAATGCTCAACCCGTTCACCAAGTTCATCGGCAACAAGGACGCCCGCCTCCAGAACGGCCAGCGGGGCTCGACCGTCATGGTCGAGTACTTCGAGGAGATGGCCGACGCCCGCGAGGTCGTGGTCGGGACGCCCCCGGCCAACGGCATCGTCAAGCGGTTCTGGCCGGTCGACGTGAACCAGTGGTACGACCAGGGCTTCCAGCTGAGCGACCGCGAGGCCGCGGAGTCCATGGACAAGGGCGAGATGCCCAAGGCCGCCGAGCGCGCCCTGGACACGGTCATCCGCAAGGTCAACCGGTACGCCATGCTGAAGTGCTACAAGCGGCTCTTCGGCTACGGCGGGGCCGTCAACGCCGTGCCGGATGCCATCGACGACATCATCGACATGGAGTCCCTGTTCAACACGGACGTCCACAACGTCCCCGACGACGGGCAGCGGATGCTCCTGGTCAACGGCGTGGTCAAGGCCAACTGGGAGAAGCTGGCGATCTTTCACCAGGCCAACACCGCCGGCAACGACTCCACCCAGGTCACCGGCAAGCTCGGCCGGAAGTTCTCCTTCCAGATCGAGCACTCCCCGGCCCTGTCGGGGTTGTCGCACACCGCCGGCACCGTGGCCGACGGGAAGGTCGAGGGCGCCGTCGCCAAGGGCGCCACGACCGCGGTCATCAAGAGTGCCCTGGGCGGGACCCTCAAGATCGGCGACATCTTCTCGGTCGCCGGCGATACCCAGGAGCACTCGGTGATCGGCAAGCCGAGCGTCAAGACCACCGAGCCCGACAAGGGCAAGCTGGAGTGGTCCGACGTGACCGTGGACGCGGACGGCGAGACCGTCGAGTTCTACCCGCCGGTGCAGCTCGACGCGGGGTGGGCCGACGAGGCGGCCGTGACCGTCCTCGGGTCCCACGGGATCAACCTGGCCTTCCACCCCGACGCTTTCATCATGGCGTCGCGCGTCCTGGAGAACCCGCCCAACGGTCTGGGCGTCGTTGCCGGCCAGGAGGCCGTCCCGGAGATCGGTCTGATCCTCCGGCTGCAGGTCTACCGGGACTACATGAGGACCGGCTGGGCCTGGGACGTGCTGTTCGGGTGCGACTGCCACAACCCGCGCTTCGGCGGGCGTCTGATCCAGACCCCGTAACCATCAACCGGAGGGGGGGCTCCGGCCCCCCCATTCCGACGAAGGGAGAATGAGCATGGCAACGGTGAAAACGATTCGGGTGCCGGACCCCCGGGTAAAGGGGGAGTTCGTGGTGATCAACGAGGGCGACCAGGACGCCATGAAGCGGTTTGGCATCAAGGTCGGCCGGGCCAAGGCCGACGGCAAGCCGGACGGCAAGGCCGACGGCGAAGGCCAGGGCGAGTAGGCGATCCGCAAGGACTGACGAATGGCCAGGACGACCTACTCAACCGACCGGGACCTGTCGGTCTTCTACAAGAACATCGCCCGGCTCCAGCCGACGGCCGATCTCCATGAGCAGGCGTTCAAGGAGATCAACCGGCGCCTCCGGGAACTCGGGAAGAGCGCGGCCGAGATCGAGGCGCTGACGGACGAGCAGCTGGCGGACATGGTGTCGCCGGCCTGCTTCTACGTGCTCTACCTGGCGTCGCTCTCAGTCGGGAATCACGAGCTCGCGCAGGAGTATCGGAAGTCGTTCGTGGAGGCGTTCAAGGCCACGGGCCTGGTTGTGGAGGCCGAGCGCGAGACCGGCAACACGACACGCAACCCCGGCCGGACGGAGTTCGGACTGGGATGAAGATCATGGTGAGTCTGACCGGCGGAGAGGTCGTGGTCAGCGGCTTGGAGAAGCTCGCCTCGTCCGATCGCCGTGACCTGATGGAGAAGCTGGCCCTGGTGCAGGTCCGCAACATCCGGACCGGGGTCGAGAGGGGCGAGGACGTCAACGGCCAGCGGTTCCTCCCGTCGCTTCGCGTGAAGCTCGCCGGCGGCATCACCCTGATGGACCAGAACCACATGCTCGACGCAGTGCACGAGATGGACATCAGCGGAGGCAGCGCCACCATCGCCCTCGGGTCTGACCTGGAGAACAAGAAGGGGCGAATCCACCAGGACGGCGGCACCATCAAAGGCCGGCCGATGCTCCGCTTCGCACTGGCCGATGGATCGTTCCGGTCCAAGACGCAGGTCACCATGCCCGCACGACCGTGGTTCGGCGTTCGGTCCGGAGACATCGGCCGGCTGCAGGCAGCCGCCGACGCCTGGCTCAGTCAGAAGGTGAAGGAGGTCGGTCTGTGAGGACCGAGATCAAGCACGAGGACATCATCGTCAAGGCGGTGGCCGCTATCCGCCCCATCCCGGGCCTCACGGTCGGCGCCTTCACCGGGCAGGTCGATAAGTTCATCGCTCGACAGATCGTTCCCGATCCATCGGCCTGGGTGACGGTCAAAGCCTCCAACCCGAAACCCATCGGGGATGGGGGCGGGTATGAGGTCGATTTGCGGATCCTCGTCATGTTGCTCACCCGGATGCTCGATCCCGAGACTGATCCTCTGGGAGAAACCGGCACGCACGAGTACGTGCGGCTGATCCGGCGGGCGCTGGACGGGAACGAGTTGGGCTACGACCACCAGCTGTGGCCGATCGTTGTGGGCCCGGAGGATATCTACCTGGCAGACGACACGAAGGAAATCAGGCAACTGGACTTCCTCACCAAGTACGACACGAGCTTCTAGGAGGGGCGCATGGGCCGAACATTCAATTTTCCAGTGGCACTCCCGGGGACGGGGGACATCAACCCGGTTGACCTGCCGTGCCCCAGCAACGTGACGGCGACCCCGGCGGCCGGCGGAACCCTTGCCGGGTCAGCCTATAAGTTCCGCGTGTGCGCCCTCGGCCCGTATGAACAGACCGGATCGTCGTCCGGCAGTCCCGAGATTCAGGCTGTCCTTGCTGCAGGTCAGGGGACGATCGGGGTAGCGTTCTCTCGCGTTCCCGGCGCGACCGGATACCAGGTGTACCGCGACGTTGACGGGGCCGGCTGGGAGTCGTGTGACACCGCGTTCGGTCCGAACGACCTCTCACTGGCCGATGACGGTTCGGTGACGTGGACGGGTGCGGCGACGGTGCCCGAATCCGCAACGGGATGGCTCATCAAGGCGCCGACCCCGACCGAGCCGGGGGCCGATTTCATCATGGTGGCCGGGGACCCGGACGACGCCAGCGCGGCCGTATTCTCGATGTTCAAGACGAACGGCTACACGCGCATCGCCTTCTACGACTCCAACGGTGTGTGCCGGGCGGCGACGTGGTATGACGCCGTTGGAATCGAAATGAGGGTCCGGGACGCCGCCGGCCACATTGTCCTGGACGAGTCCGGAGTGACGGTAGCCACCGTTGACGGGAACGACGTCAACGGGATGCAACGGAACGGATTCGAAAGTTTCTGCGACGATCGCGGCGACCAGGGGCTCGGCCGGCTATTCACCCTCGGGGTGCCGGCATGCACCCGGCAGACCTACTTCAACGCCGACCTCGATCTGACGGACGCCTGCAAGGTCAACGTGGCCGCGCCGCGCAACCACCGCATGTCGCAGACCTTCCTCGGCCTGGCTGACTCGATCGCCCTGGCCGTCTCCCTCCCGAAGCTCTGCCACGATCTCACCGAGGACGCCCTCCGGTTCTGCGGCGGGTTCGAAATCGAGTTCGAGCGGGACGCCGCCTCTACCTTCGACATCGTGCTCAACAACGTCGCCCCGGACACCGGCCCGACCGACCGGCAGATCGGCGGCGCGGCGACCTACACCCTCGACGGCACGGCCGGCAAGAACTACGTCCGGCTGCGGGCGCTGGGCTACAACAACGGGTCGGCCGACGTGGTCGGATGGCTGATCGTCGCGGCGAGGTAGGACATGGCCGGCCTGGACAAGGACTTCGCGGTTGCGATCGGCAGGGCCGGGGAGACGGTCACGGTCAGGGTGCGCCGGCTGGCAGATGGAGCCTACCTCTGCTCGGTAGACGGCGCCTTCGAGGCAGTGCCCCACTCGTCATCCTTGTCGATGCCAGAGGACCCGGCAAACCCCGGCATCTACCGGCTGCGGGAGAGCCGCGAGGCTTGGGATGACGGCGAGTATGAGGCCATCGTGACCGTCAATTTCTACGCGGCGGCCGTCGCGATCGCCAGCTTGGAAATCGTAGACGACGCGATCGTCAACAAGCTCGACACCCGGAAGGTTGCCGCGGGTGACACCTTGGCCAGCGAAGAGACGCTGCGAGGGGATGCCTTCGTGACCGCCACGGTCATCAATCCCAGGCCGGCCGTCACGGGCGACCTGGTTGAAGTCCGCCGCGGGGACGTTGCCGTGCGCAGGTGGGTTCTTGGGGCGGCGTGGGCCATCAAGGACAAGTTCCTTCTGACCGCCAAGAAGAACCGGCACGACACGGCCGAGACGCCCATCATCGACGGCTTGCAGCTGAGCATCTACGACGCCCCGACGATGACCGTCCAGGCCGACTTCACCCGGGCGCATCTGGCCACCGCCGGAACCTACGAATTCGACATCGTCGGCTGGGTGGCCGGCGCTCCGGACACGCTTCCCGAAACCGCCGTCGATGGACGGCTGAACATTCTACCCGCTGTCTCGAAATAGGAGGGCACAGCCATGTGGGAATCACCGTTCGTCATCGGCCCGGAAACGCCGGGTGGATTCAAGCGGTCCCCGTCCTGGGGAACCGCCGTGCAGCTCGGCGCGGGCGAGAAGTACCGCTTCCTGCCGCACGGGATCACGCTGACCAGGGAGGACCAGCCCGATGACAGCATGGGCCAGTCATACCCGAAGCGGTCCGATAAGGGGTCAGCCACCGTCTCCGGACCGCTCCCGGGCTACATGTACTGGGACTGGATCGACCGACTCATCGCCTGCGTCATGGGGGGGTCGACCAACCCGACTTTCCTGGGGACGCCGGAGACCGGCACGGCCACCGGGGGCAGCGCGACCACGCTGGTTGACTCCGGCGCCGCCTGGACGCCCGATGCGCTGATCGGGAAGCGCATTCAGATCACCGACGTGTCGCCGACGCCCGACCTGGTCAAGACGGTGGAAATCACCGACAACGACGCGACCTCGGTCACCTTCGCCAACATCGGCTTCACCGTGGCCAACCTGGACACCTACGCGATTGACGACGGAGCCGCGAGCCACCTCTACACCATGAGGACGCACAGCACCGGCATCTTCGGCACGCTCGCCTTCGACAACGGCAGGCGCTACATCGAGGAGTTCCCCTCGGCCAAGCTGATCGGCTTCAAGATCCACTGCGAGAAGCAGAAGCCGCTGCAGATCACCCTCGACGTCGAGGCCAACGCGAAGGTGCTGAACAGCGTCGTCAACACCTTGGCGACCATGCTCGCCCTGGCCGAGCCGTCGGCCGTTGACGACCGGATGCTGCATCGCTTCAGCCGGCTGCGGATCAACGAGCAGTCTGGAGGAGCCCTCGGAACCGGCGACATCATGACCAAGTGGAAGTCGTGGGATCTGGTCTACAAGCGTGGCACCGATCGCTCCTACGGCGTCGGGAGCGACAACGACCAGATCGCCGAGCCGGGCGAAATCAAGGTGCCGGAGAGGACGTTGACCATCGTCCGCGAGCGCCACGAGGACGCCACCCACCTGATCAATTGGGAAGCGGGCACCAAGATGAAGGGTGATTTCCTGGTGACCGGCCCGGAGATCATCACCGGCGTGAACAGGCAGTTCCTGGTCGAGTTCCCCGCCCTCTCCTACACCCAGGCCAATGCGCCGCAGAAAGCCGAGGCGTTCGAAGAGACGCTGGCCTTCGACCTCCACGAGGCCGTCGCGGCGCCGACGGGGATGACCGGGGTCCTGCCGTTCCAGATCACGCTCGACAACGCCTACTGCGGCGATCCGCTGCAGGAGTAGTCAACCATGGGTGGGGGGGGCCTTGCGCCTCCCCACCTGAACGCGAGGGGGAGACAGTGGACTTCACGGGAGTGCTTGAACCAGATTTCGCGGCCGACGTGCCCTTCGGCGACGACGCTGCGATGAACCTGCGATGGGTGAGCAACGAAGAGATCCTGGAGTGCCTGGCCAAGGCCGAGGGTCCGGACGGCAAGCTGAATCACGCGGCCTACAACGTCGAGCTCGGGAAGAAGGCGATCACCGGGTGGAGAGGCTTCACCCACGCCGGGAAACCGTTCCCCTACACCGCCGAGAACCGCGACCTGCTGATGCGCCGGGAGCAGGCCGTGATCAGCTTCGTCCAGAAGTGGTGCCGCGACCGGAGCGCCATGGTGGCGCTGAAGAGGAGCCAGGACGAGGGAAACTCCGAAGGCACGCCCGCAGTGTAGCGCAGTACCAAGACGTGACGTGCGAAGCGTGCCGAGACCAGGAACAGAGGGAGAGGGTCGCACCACCATGCAGGACACCGGGAGAGAGATGCGTGATCGAGCCGCTGGACACGCACCCGCGTCGGGCGAAGCACCTGCTTTGCCGGCTGCGGCAATGCGAGGGGCTGATCGACCCGGCGACCGTCCTTCGCCTGGAGGGCACCACCCGATACGAGTTCGAACTGATGCTGGCGCTGATCCGGATCGAGGACGAAGTGCAGGCCGAGATGAAGAAGAAGCGCCGGGAGGACCTCCTGAATGGCTGATCTGAAGCTAACACTCTCCGCCGAGGACAAGGCCTCCGCGACGGTCAACAAGGTCGCCGCGGAGGTCCGAGGATTTGCCCAGGCGAGCGAGGAGACCACCCGAGTCAGCGTCGGGATGGGCACGGCGGTCGGCTTGGCCTTCGCTCAGTTCGCCGTGACCAGGGGGATCGACCTAGCTGTGAGCGCGCTGAAGGCATCCGTTGTAGCCGCGGCTGATGCGGAAGTCCAGTTGGCGAAGATGAACCAGGCGCTTCGGGTATCCGGTCAGTTTTCCCAGGAAGCATCCGACGGACTGGTCACTTGGTCGGGACAGATGCAGAACGCGACTGGCGTGGCTGACGATCAGGTGCAGTCCATGGTCGCGCTGTTCCTCTCCTACGGGAACACAATCAACGAGTCGAAGAAGCTCGCTCAGGCGGCGCTCGACATGTCGGTCATGGTCGGGTCGGCAGAGGGCGCGGCCCTGCTGCTGACGAAGGCGGCCGAGGGCAGTACCCAAGGGCTCAACCGCCTCGGCATCAAGCTCTCCGCGGCCGAGGTGGAAGCACGCGGTGTCGACGCCATCCTGGAGAAGGTCCAGGAGAAGTTCGGCGGCCAGGCATCGGCCCAACTCGAAACCTACTCGGGTCAGTGGAATCTGCTGAAAGAGAACATGAACAACATGGCCGAGGACGCTGGCGGAACAGTCCTCCCCACCATGACGCGGATGATGGCCGCCTTGAACGACCAGCTCAGAGTTGTTCGGGACCTGAACGTTGAAACGGCGAAGGCAAACTTCAAGGAGTTGCAGACCCAGCTGTCAGAGGTTGAGAAGGCCATCGCCACAGCCGACACGGACGCCCAGGACATCACTGGATTCCTTGAAATGCGCGAGAAGATCCTGGAGCGCATGGTCAAGGCCAAGGGGGAGGAATACGCACAGGGCAAGGTGAACGCCGAAGCTGACAAACAGGCGGCGGCCAACCGCCAGGCCGAGGCGGATGCCAAGAAGGCCGCCGACGAAGCCGAGCTCGCCCGCAAGAAGGCCATTGCCGACGCCCTGGCAGAGCAGAAGCGGCGTCAGGATCTCCTGAACGACTCGGCCCGGAAGGCGTTCGAAGACGAGCGGCAGTTCGCCAAGGAAGACCTGATCCAGAAGCACGCCAACAAGCTCACCTTCCTGATGACCACAATGGACGCCATCAAGGTCGCCAACGAGAACTACATCGCCCGGGAGAAAGCGGCGGAAACGGCGGCCCTGAATGAACTCACGAACCTCTACGACATCCGGACGCAGGCCATCGGCAGGATGACCGAGGCACTGGCCAGGAACCAGGTCGTAGCCCAGGCCACCGCGTCAAAGGCTCTGTCCGACTTCCAGAAGGCAAAGGATGCGCTGATCGACTTCCAGAAGATCAGTCTGGCCACGCAGAAGAACATCGACGAGATGATGGGCAAGGGCGTGGGTGTTGGCGCCGACGCGAAGATCGGAGACGTCAACAGCCTGTTCGACGAGGCGGTGAAGAAGGGCGGCAGGGAAGGGCTGTCGATGCTCGAGGACGTCGCCCGCCTGCTGAAAGAAATGGACAGCCTCGACCTGCTAGGCGGGGGCCGCGGTTTCTCCCGTGCGGACGCGATGGAGAAGAACCGGCGGGCCATCTCCAATGCCCGGAGCGCGATGAGCCTGGAGCCGAGCGGGGGGGTGAAGGATAAGGCCAAGGAAGCCAGCGATGCCGACCAGTACCTCGAGAAGACCAGAGCGGCCATCGCCGAACTCGACAAGGCTACGAAGGACCTCCAGACTGACTATGCGCTCGCCAAGAAGGCCATCGAAGAGGCCCCCATCAAGGCGGACCTGAATATCCAGGCGCTCAAGAAGTCCGTCGACAACGCCCAGGAGTACATCGACAACACCTTTACCGAAGACTTCATGACACGGACCCTCACCATCAAGGTGAAGACCGAGGCCAGCCCGGTGAGGCCGTTCAGCGAGGGCATGGATGCCGTCGAGAACCGGCTGCTGAATCTCCCGACCAAGACCCAGCACACGCTCAAGATGAATCCCGACTACAGCACCGGTAGCCGGGAGCCGATTCGAGCCGGGACTGGCCCGACGAACAACTTCAGCTTCTCTCCGCAGGTCAACCTGGGCGGCCGGACCGGCAGCGTCTACCAGCAGGCCATCGAACTCGAGACGGTGATGAGCAAGCGCTGGAACCGGGGCGTCTCCCGGCTCCGCCAGGTGGCTGACCGTGGCCGTTACAGGAGGGCCTCCTGATGGCGACTGTTGCCGTCTCCCATCGGAACATCCTGGAGAACTCGGCCGTCACGAGCTACCCCACCGGCGCCGCCGCGGGGAAGCCCTTGCTTCGGGCGTATGACCGGAGCATGACGCTGCCCTTCACCGGGCCGAGCGCGGACCTCACCCCATGGATCAAGGTCGACCAGGGCGCGACCACGCAGTATGGCGTGAAGAACGTCTTCCTGCGAGCCTACTGGCCGGCCATCCCGACCAAGGTCGACATCGACACGTCCGCCAACGGGACCGACTGGACGAACCGTCTCACCTGGACCCCGGCTGCTACGGGTTACGAGTCGGTCACCGCCGCCCTGGTGGCCGAGGTGACGGCACGGCACTGGCGGCTCATGCCGACCTTCGCCACGCCGCAGGTGCTCACCTGCCACGAGCTCTTCCTCGCGCCCGAATACGAATTCGAGGTTCCCCCCAGCCGGCCAAGCGGCGACCTGGAGAACGTCAACTCGGCCGTCCACATCAGAACGGTGGGCGGCGCTGACGTGTTCTATGAGACGGGGCCCCCGCGGCGCCAGCGGGTCTATTCGCTGCGCGGCATACCCGCAACCATGAAGACCGCTCTCGAGGAGCTCAACGCCTCCTGGCGCGGAAGCAAGCCTTTCTGGCTGCGGGACCACGCCGGGGCCTGGATCTACGTGAGGCTGCGCGGTCCCCTGTCCATCAGCGAGATCTACCACGACACCTACGACGCGGACCTCGACCTGGAAGAGGTGTTCTGATGTCGCTCCCCGCCGCGCTCGACGGGGGCCGGGGCCGCATCGTCAAGCGGGTGGACCTGACCTTCGTCGACCCGGCCGCGAGCTCGATCTACTTCATCCACGACCCAACCAACGGGGCGGCGGTGGATTTCGAGCGCTCGGGCTGGGGACAGTACCGGATCCTGTCCATGACCTCTGGCGTCGAGTTCTCGTGCTCGTTCTTCAACAGCGAGATCGACGCGAGCGACTTCGAGCTGACCGTCGAGAACCCCTTCGCCGACGACGCCGGGCAGCGCCTGTTCGATTGGGGCGCCCAGTACGGCTGGGGGGGGGCATACCTCTCGCTCCGCTACTACGTCCAGGCTCCCGATGGCACGTGGTCTCAGCAGTGCCACCTGCAGGACTTCCGGGTCGACGAGGTGGTCGACGTCACCGCCGCGTCGTTCACGATCCGGTGCCTGCCGCACCACGCTTACCGGGCCGCTAGCTACACGGCCCGCCGGCTGGACATCGACAACTGCTTCGACGAGGTAGACCGCGGGCGGGTGGTCCCGGCGGTCTATGCCAGCGTCATCGACCTGGAGGTGTTGCGGAAGAGCGTCCGCAAGGAGCGCATCCTCGACATGGTCGGCAACTCGTCCAGCGTCGTGCACGTTGCCCACAACGTCACCGAGTGGAAGACCCTGACGCTCAATTCCGTCGAGGGGCTGGCGGCGACCGGCTACATCGTGCTCCGGGTCGAGTACCACGGGGCGGGAGATGCGTACCTCGGGACCGGGGACGCGGTGTATAGCTACGGCAACCTCAACGCGGCGAACCGGACGATTGAGCTGACGGCCTTCAACTACGACTGGCCAAGCACCCCGTCAGGCACGGCGCACCGGGCGGCATACGAGCAGACCCCGGTGTACCTGATCGAGAGCAGCAACTCGGCACTGGCGGCCGTGGTCGTCGCCGATCGACCTGTCACCAGCCCGCTGCCCCGCCTGGTCAATGCCGAGGACGACGTCATCCCCGCGGCGGAGATGTCGGTCAACACGGCGCACGCGCTGGGCACGGCCATCGGGGGGTTGAAGCGCTGGGACAAGTACAACACCGTCCTCCTTGACGGGTGGAAGGCACGGACCAGCGGGACCGTCTCGGACAACGCGGTGTACGGAACCGTGGGCACCCCCATCGTGCGGCCGGACAGGGTCATCAAGCACATCCTCTGCGACCGGCTCGGCTACGCGTTCTCCGGAGACGCCGACAGCATCGACGATACCACGTTCGACGCCTCCGGCACCTCGTACGACACCGAGGGGACGTTCTCTCCGGTGCTCCGCCTGGCGATCCGGGAGGACTGCGACCTTATGCAGCTCTGCCAGGAAATCGCCTGGGCATGGTCCTCGTGGCTCTACTGGGAGCCCGGGGGAGAGGGAGCGATCACGGGCAAGTGGAAGCTGGTCAAGCGCCAGGTGAGCCGGCCGGCGGCGGCTGACGGGGTGATCTACGCCAGCCTGCTGAGCGAGCCGCCCGTGTTCAACAAGTCCGCCTCGGCCGACGAGGTGAACGACGTCACCGTCCTGTTCGGGCACCAGTGGGACGCCTTCACCGAGCAAAATGCCCGGGTCTGGAGGTCGGCTGCCGCTGGGACGTACGGCGGGAGCGTCCGGCGCAAATCACTCACCGTCACGGCCGGGACTCGCGCCCCCCGGCACCTGGACTTCGACGTCAAGAGCCTCCCCTACCACGAGGCGCACGCCGTGGCGCTGGCCCGGGCGATCCTCTACCGGCGGCACCGGTCGACCCGCCTGGCCACAGTGCGCGGCTGGTGGAACCTGATCGCCTGCACCCCGGGAACGACCTGGTCCCTGTCCGGCAGCGCGTGCGACGACTTGTACTTCGTCGAGCGGCAACTGATCGACCTCGACGCTGGCACCGTGGAGCTTTCCCTGCGGCAGTGGCCGCTCATGTACCCCAACGACACCGACGTTCCAACGAGCTAGGAGACCGCATGGACGGGGACGAGAAGAGACACATTGCAGACGCGGCCTTTTTCCGTGGCCAGGTGATGGGGAAGTTGGAGAGCATCGAGAAACGGCTTGACGGCCTGACCGAGCGGCTCGAGTCCGGGCCGGCCGACTGCCTGGCGCGACGGCGGGAGTGCTACCGAGACCACATCGAGCCGATGCAGAAGGCGGTTCAGGATCTCCGGGACGAGGTGACGCGGTTGGTCACCAAGGTGAGCATCTGGGCGGGGATCCTGGGGACCGTCTCCGGTGTAGCCGCGAGCGTCGTCGTTGCCGTCATCACGAGGCACCTCCCGTGATCACCTTCAAGGAATCACGGGACGCCACCCTCTGGGATCGGATCGACCGCCGGGTGGTGGAGATCGCCCAGCAGCTGCACGACCAGGTGATCGAGCGGAAACTGGGGAAGGGCATCACCGTCACCTCAACGATCCGCAACAGCGGCGTGCACGCGGCCAAGAGAGCCGCTGACGTGCGGACCTGGAACCTGGCGCTGGACACCGAGGGGAAGGCGATGCTTTCCCTGGAGGTCAACGCCTGGGCGCAGGAGCGCTTCGGCTTCTGGACTCGCAGCTACTGCATCTTCGAGTGGCCGGAGAACCCGACTCCGGAGCTGCGCAACACCGAGCACTTCCACATCCAGGTCCCGGCCTGGGGATGCCAATTTCCGGAGGTCGACTCATGAGCAAGGTCGAGGTATGCGGAACGTGCGGGGGCTCAGGCGACGACCCGGCCCGGCCGGCCGACCCATGCCCCGAGTGCGACGGTCAGGGCGTCGTGGAGGGGCGACCATGATCGATCCCGAAAACAGCGTGCCGATGGAGTTCGTCCTGAGCGCCAACGACGTGCTCGAGGGGGCCATCAAGGAGGATTTCGAGACAGTGATTGTCTTCGGCTGGAAAGGTGGCGTTCTCTACTCCAGGATGTCCGCCGGCAAGAACAGGCTCGAAATCATGGGGGCGCTGGAGGCCGCGAAGATCGACTGGTGGCAAGCCGGAGTGGTGGGGGACTAGACCATGCTCAAGGCCCGCCTCTCCTTCTTCCTCGACCCCCCCGGCCTGCAGATCAGCGACGTGATCCGCCGGTGGCAGAACTGCCGCGCCACGCACGTCGTGGGCCACTGCTGCCTCGATGACCGGATGATCGAGGTCAGCCACCCGCGGGTCCGCCCGGTGACCATGGACTTCTACGCCGGGCGAGCTCGCCTGACCCTGGCCCGGGAGGTCACGGAGGAGCAGGCCCAGAAGATCGACGAGCGCCTGGTGAGCCTGATCGGGCTCGGCTACGACACCGGCCGGCTGGGCGCCGTCGGGACGTCGGACGTCGCCTCGCCCGACTTGGCCGAGCACATGCTGCTGGAGAACGAAGGGGAGGCGATCTGCATCGATTCCGCGCTGCCGGCGATGCAGGTCCTCGACGGTCCCAAGGTGGTGCCGCACCCGATGCTGGCAGACGTCGGCGACGTCCTCTGGGTCTGCCTGCTGTCCAACGGCCTCTGGTGGATCGACTCGTCGTCCGGGCTCGACGTGGTGCGGCGGCAGATGGCGGCGTTCGAAGTTCACTGTCAGGACGGGGAGGCGTGATGGGCTACAAGCTGAGCGAGATGGGCGTCGAGAAGGTCAATCACCTGATCGCGTGGATCTGGTCGCGGGTCAAGCGGATCTGGTCGTGAACTGGTGGCGGCGCCTCTGGGTGTCGCTGGAACCTGCCCGGAGGCGTGTTGTCGTCGGGCTCAGATGGAGGTGGTGACGTGGCGAACTACAACCTGAAGGACGCCGAGACGCTCAAGGGGACCGTGGCCGCCCGGCTGCGGTTTGCGCTCTGGAGCGACGGCAGCATGGAGTGGCGCGACGAGAACGGGAACGTGACCCAGCGGATCGACCGGAACGGCCTGACCTACGTCCGCAACGGCGAGGACCAGCAGGTGCAGCCTCCCCCGGGGGTCGTCCCCGAGGCCAGGAAGCTCAGGATGCAGAACGAGCCGAACGGGAACGGCACCTTCCCCGAAGGCGGCTGGAACGGGCAGCCGATCGTCCTGGACCCGACAGCGGACCGGACGATCACGCACTGCACCGGTCGCGCCGGAGGGGCTGAGCCGGTCAGGACCGTCTTCCAGATGGGGCCGAACCCGGAAGGCTCGGACTCGCAGAGTGGCTGGATCGGGGATCCCGGGGTGTGCCCGACGCACCTGCTGCAGGTGTCCTCGTCGATCGACACGGTGATCGACGTGCAGGGCAAGTTCATCAACGTCCCCGCCGGGGGGCATGTCGTGGTTCGGCTGACCTACGTGTGGCGTGGGAGCTGGGCCGTGGAGGTGGTCGAATGAACATCGGACTGGTGGTGACGCTCTTGGGGACGGCGAGGCCGTTCCTCCCCCTGCTCTGGAAGGTTCCGGGCTGGGTGCGCGAGGCCCAGAAAGCCCACGGGCAGGAGAACGGTCCCGAGAAGCTGAAGGAGGTCTGCCAGAAGGCGGTCGATTGGGCCGAGCAGTCCTTCGGGGAGATTGATGACTCGCTCGAGGAGGGCATCGTCCAGGTGACCAGTATGCTGGTCGACGAGGTCCTGGACCTGTTCAAGCGGGAGAAAGAGCCGGCGTTCGTGCCGGCGGCCGGGTGATCTGAGAAGGCTTCTGGAGAGTTGGAATGAAGATTCCGAAGCTCGTTGAGGTTACCTGGGTCGACAGTCGGTCGCCTGTGGCTGGTTGGTCCTTCCTCCAGGGTGCCGACTTCCCGTCCGTGTGCCATTGTCTCTCGGTTGGGTACCTCGTGAAAAGCACTCGGGAAGAAGCGATTCTCGCTCAAAGCCTGGCCGATGCCGGAGGATCTGAAATGCAGGTGAACGGCCTTATGGCCATACCGAAAAGGTGCGTTGTGGCCATAAGGCCGTTGCCCCAGTCCTAGCGCTTCTTCTTATTCGCGGCCTGAGTGAGGGCCGAAGCAGCAACACTCTTCGCGGCCTTCGACGACTTGGGATTGGCCAGAATCTTGCCGGCCTTCGAAGCGACCTTCGGGGACGTCTTTTCAGACTTCGCCATTTTCATGAACCTCCTTCCTATGTTGATCGACTCAACGCCTGGTCAGGAGGCTACTTTGTGCGGCCCTTCACGTCAAGACGGTGATTGTGGACAAAGCATGCGGGGCCCGCCCGGCGTTTGCACCGAGGAGAAAAGATGCACTACACCGGGGATGTAGAACTAGTAGGGCGCAGAATTCTCAATGTCGCGAGCAATACTCTCGATCTGGTCTGCAATCCTGGCGAATCGCCCTTGGCATTTTAGCCAAGAGCCAGCAGTAGCCATCTGTTTCTGCTCGGTAGCCTCTAATGCCGCTTTCCGCGACTGCGGGCTAGAATGAGCCGCGAAATTCCTCAAGGCCACCAACTGTTCCAACGGGGTCTTGTGTCTCTGCTCTTTCAGGACTTCAACTAGGTAGTGGTCTTTGGGAACGTACTGCTTTACCCGGCTGATGAGGCCTTCCCGGCCCTTGAAGTCGAAGTAGCTTGGTCCCGTAATGATGTATCGGCAGACTTCGTCTGTAAGGTGCCTTGGGAAGGCAACACCGAGCTGAGAACTTATGGTCGTAGTGTCATTATTGATGGCGCCTACAAGAACCTCCAAGATCAGATTCTCAAAATCTCGATACAGAGCAATGATTGCGCCATCGTAAACTCGTGAACGATGGGCCGCAGAAAGTCTCTGCGACGCCGCGGCCACATAGGCTTTGGTCTCTTCCACGTTGGGCAGGAACCGTTGAACAGCCTTCTTGATACTCTTCTTCTTCGGCATTTTCGCCTCCGTCTCCGAATAGCATCAGAGTCGCGCATTGATGTTCTTGCCAATCGCCTCAGACTACAACCTGTCTATCACCTCCCGTCCCTCGCAACTCGTCCAGGTAATCCGACCACACCTGCATCATCCGCCGGCGCTCTTCCAGATGCTGCGTCCGGTTGTAGGCCCTGCCTAGTGGATCCTTGACCGTGTGGGCGAGCTGGTGCTCGATGATCTCCGGCCGGAAGTGCAGCACCTCGTCCAGCAGCGTCCGGGCGGTTGCCCGCCAGCCGTGCAGGGTGACCGACCCAGCAGGGTATCCGATTGCCCTCAGTACTGCCGTGATTGTGGCGTCGGACATCGGCCGCGTCCTGGTCCGGTAGCCGGGGAAGACGTAATCCCCGCTCTGGCCGAGAGACTGCAGATTGCGGAGGATCTCCACCGCCTGGCGGGAGAGGGGAACGACGTGGTCCTGCTTCTGCCCCTTCATCCTGGCGGCCGGGATGATCCAGGTCTTCGAGTTGAGATCGATCTCGGCCCACCTTGCACTGCGCAGCTCACCTGGACGGACGAACACCAGGGGGGCCATGGCAAGGGCTGCCTTGACGGTCGGCGTGCCGTGGTAGGCGTCTGTGGCCCGCAGGAGCTTGCCGACATCCTCCGGGTCCAGGGCGGCGCCGAAGTGCTGTCGCTTGGGGGAGGGAAGGGCCCCGCGGAGGTCGCCGGTCGGGTCCCGATCGGTCCGGCCGGTGGCGACGGCGTATCGGCAGATCTGACCGACGATGACCTTCACCCGGTGGGCGGTCTCTATCGTGCCGGCAGCCTCTATCTTGCGGAGCATGGCCAGGATCTCGGGAGCCCGAGTATCCCCGATGGCCAGCCTTCCCAGCGCGGGGATGACGTACTTGTCCATCCGCAGCTTGATCATGTGGGCATGTCGCTCTGACCAGGACGGGCAGAACCGGGCGAACCACTCCAGGGCAACCTCCTCGAACCGCTGGGCGGTGTCACCCGTTCGCTTGGCGGCCGCCTTGACCTTGCCAGGGTCGACTCCCTTGAGCAGGAGCGCTCGCGCCTCGAGCGCCATGCGTCGGGCGCCCTCCAAGGGGATCTCCGGCCAGGGGCCGAACGCCAGGAGCTTCTCCTTCCGGTTGAATCGGTATTTGAGGCGCCAGAGCTTGGAGCCGGCTGGCGTGACCAGGAGGTAGAGGCCGCGGTGGTCGCTGAGCTTGCAGGCCTTCTCCTGCGGTCTGGCCTTGCGGATCGTCACGTCTGTCAGCAT